CGTAGCTCAGCTGGATAGAGCAACGGACTTCTAATCCGTAGGTCGCAGGTTCGAATCCTGCCGGGCGCACCATTTAAAATCAGACACTTAGCGGCGTTTTTAGAACCCCTCGATCTTAGGATCGGGGGGTTTTTTGCGTTTTGCTGCCAAAAATTTTTCCCCAAAAATAATCCGTAGGTCATTAAGTTACTTTTTGACATTTTAACGTCACGAAAAGTGACTATATATAATGACGAAGGATGACCCACGTACCGGGCATCCGTAGGTCAGGAGAGAGAGCATGAAAAAGAAATTAGACAACATCACCAAGAGGGGCGGCGAGTACGTCCTCGACTTGCGGCAGATCGGCGGTGGCCGCGAGATTTTTGCCACGCTGGAACAGGCCCAAGATGTCCGCGACCAAGCCTTCGCGGATAAGCAGAACAACGAATACATTGCCCGCACGACCAACCCGGTCACGCAAGATGTGGCGACAAGTTTTAAAAAATATATCCGCAGCCGACAGGACGCATCAGACGAAAAGCTGCATCGCCATCAAGCGAATCTGCGATTCATGTTTTATCAAGTGCCTGGCTTGCGCAAGCGCAAGATCATGGACGTCACGACCGCCTACATCGAAGCTGAGATCATTCCGGTGATTTTTCGGCAAGCGCACTCGACAGGTCTTAATCGTTTCAACACGCTGCGTCAGCTTTTGAAGTACGCCGTCAAAAACAATTGGGCGCGGACCAACCCGTGCCGCGAGGTGGATCTCCCAAAGAAGGAGATCAAAATGGAAGGCGCCTCACGAATCAATCGAGACGACATTAAGGCGATCATCGCCAACGCGGGCGAGTACGCTCTGCGAATTAAATTCGCGGCATATACCGGCGCGAGGGTCGGTGAGCAGATTGCGACCACGTGGGACAATCTGGATTTGGACGGCTCCGCCTATCACATCAGGCAATCTGCACGGCACGGAAAAAGCAGTTCCGTGAAAACGCGGGCCGGGATTCGATCGATACCGCTTCCAGATCACCTTGTCGCGGATTTGCGCGAGTGGAAGATCGCGCAGCCGCTGAAGCAGCGCGCGAAGGGGCTTGTGTTTCCCACGACCGAGGGCAACTTGGCGGACGGCAACAACTGGCGGAATCGCGGTCTGCATCCAGCGTGTGACCTCGCCGGCCTTCCGCGCATTCGATGGCATGACTTGCGGCATCACTTCGCGAGTGTTTTACTTTTTGAGACGACTGCAACTGACGCTCAGATCACGCAGTTTCTGGGCCACACGTCGATCGATTTTACGCGCAAGATTTACGCGCACTGGCTGTCTGATCCGCGGCGCGACGAGGCGCTGGCGGAGATGATGTCCAAAGCGTTTAGATGAGGGTTGAAAAATGGGTGTAAAAATTCCGGTGGTCAGCGGCGTAGACTTTTCAAATCGACCAATCCACGAGGCGCCGCTCCACCAGGTCGCAGAGTTTGCGGAGTACAGAGATTTTATGGCGGCGTATTGAGAGGCGCGTCTGTGGTGGATGGAAGAAACACGATCCACCAGCGCCGAGGCGGCGTTGCGTTTTTGGAGTGCGTCACGAGATCGCACAGTCATTTACTACGCGCTGCAATTATCGTGGAACCGCGGCTACTGGCCCACGCGATCTGAACTGCACCAGGCAGCTGCGAGAGTGTCAGACAGTTCTTTTGCACGGGCTTTGAAAGATGCGGTGACATGCAAAATGATTGAGATTGACAGCGATCCTACCGATCGGCGTTCAAAAATTATCAAGCCAACCAGACAATCTGTTATCGCGCTTGAGCGCGCGACGACCCACTACTTTATGACGCTGGCCGACGCGGCGCCGCCTGAGTCGTCGTTTGGCAAGGGGCTGCGCTCTCGGATTGCCAGAATTTTGAGTGTGGATCACGTGCGCAAAAAGATGGGCTTCACGCTAGAAAGGGCAAAAAAGTAAGCAAAATTTATTGTCAGAATGAGTGGCAATTTAAGAATAAACTTAGCAATTTTCTAACCCTCCCCTCTTCGTTTTTTATTGTCGGCGAAAGGGGGGGTGATGATTTCAATTTCTATGCGCAACGACGGCGGCCTTTGGGACGTCGTAATTGAAAACGAAGACGACAGCTTTTTTGCGTTTGAGTTTTCCACAAAAAACGACGCGATGGCTTTCGCCGATCGCGCCGCTGATTTGTTTACTTCGGTTGGCCCGGTGGAGATCACCAAGCCCTTGACCTTATCTTCGTGTACTCGCAGCGATAGCGTGGGCGAGCAGCTTCCGCTGTGTAACTAGGCTCAATCGTTTCCCCTCGTTCTTCGCGCGGGGGTCATCCTCAAAGCGCCCTCCAAAGTCAACGTCAGGCGCCGCCAGCCGCTCCGACTTTTCAGCCGGGGCGGCTATTATCTTGGAGTGACGGAACCGCCACGCGTCATTCAAATCATTTGCCATCGCGCGTCTCCTCAATAAGCTTGTCCAGGAACCATCTCGCCTTGCGCAGATCCTCTGCGCCGTTTTTCTCTTTCCATCGCCAGAGGTATTGCAGCGCGCTGGCGGTCATGTGCGCCTCAACGCCTTTGAGATTTGAGATGGCGGCGGTAACGGCGTCGATGCACTCCACGCCGCCCTTGTTGTAGTAGGAAGGGCGATTGACTGCGTCATAGGCGGCATCGCTGACGCACTCGCACTGCACAATCATGCCGTTGCTGGTGCGGTAAAAGTGATCGCCGTGGCACTTCTCGCACTCACTCATCGCGATCACCTGCGAGGCGGCGGATCTCGGAAAACGGCACCCAGCGGTCGCCGACCATTTTGATCTCGCCGGCAGCGGCCAGGTCTTCGAGTTGGCGATAGCGGTAGCTACTGGCGGCACCAAAGAGGCGCAGACAGGCATCCTTTTTGCTCAACAGAACGGCGCTCATACGAAGCACCGATCGATCGACGCGCAGGTGACGATTAAGGTGAAATAGATTCCTAGCAGCAGGGCTGACAGGACCAAAAGTTCCGTAACGAATCTCAGCATTTTCCCTCTCCAAAAAAAACGAGAGGGAAGCGTAATTTAAGGGATTACGTTTTGTCTACAAAAAATTACACTATTGTCGTTCCGCACACCGTGTGGACGGAAATCACGCTATCACGGGGAATCGTGATGGTTTTTTCGGGATTGTATTGACGTAGTGTAATGACACTGTCATCCGCCGACACATACTCTTTCACGATCGCCGTGCGGCCCTTGTCGTCCTCAAGTTGGACGACGACATCGTCACCCTTACGCGGTGGCTTGCCTGGGCGGCAGTAGACAATCTCACCTTCCCGAAAGCGCGGCTCCATCGACGTGCCGATCACGAACACGGCGTAGCCAGCCGCGCTGCTTATCATCGCCGGGTGCCGGTCGATGTACTCGACCGGGCTGCTGACGTCCGTGACGTCGGCGCCTATGCCAGCCGCCGCGTTGCCATACAAAGGTATCTGATTTTCTCCAGCCTCGCGCGGCGGTGGCCCGCCGTTCATGTCGAAGCCCATGACCTCGTTCGCCGTGCAGCCAAGCGCCTCGGCGATCTTCTCCGCCAGAGCGGGGCGCGGTTCGCGTTCGCCGCGCGTGTACACGCGCAGGGTTGCCGCCTTCATCTCGATTCGTTTTGCAAGCTCTGGAATTTTTATCCCTGCCCGCGCGGCCAGTTCGGCAATACGATTACTGGACATTTGTCTCCTCCGTTATTTTTTTTGCAGAAACATGTTGTCAGAATTGATTACGAAATGATACCCCATCTTTCAATGTAACGAAACGTCACTTTTTGGGGTCTAAATGTCACTTCGAGATTGGCTCGCGTCGAAGGATCTGACCTACACCGCCGCCGCGGCGTTGTTCGGTTGCTCGCGGGCCTCGGTCTACTACTACGCGATCGGGCGTAAGCGCCCAGGCGCGCGTATCTGTGCCGAGATTACGCGCAAGACGCAAGGCGCGGTGACTGCCGATGATCACCAATCCGCCTACATGCAGGCGCGCAAGTGAGCGCGCGGAACAAGGCCCGCGGGCGCGAACTCGAAAACGAGGTCAAGCAGGCGTTCTTGGATGCCGGCATCCCGTCTCGCCGCGTGTTCGGGTCCGGCGCTTTCAAAAATCAGCTTGGCGCAGCGTTCGCCGGCGACGTTTGGCTCGGCCCGTACTCGGTCGAGTGCAAGCGCCGAAAAGGGGCCGCCGGTTTCAAATTTCTCTACCAGGCATTTGAGCAGGATGACGCCGCAATCATCGCGCTGCGGGCTGACCGCTCGCCGCGCCTGTACTGCCTGCGCGAAGAGACGCTGATCGATTTGTTCGTGCGAGCAGGATTATCAACAGAGGAGACAGACGATGAAACTAACTGACATTATAAGCGGGCCGCAGATGGCGGCGCCGCGCATAACTATTTACGGCGGCGCGGGGGTCGGGAAATCGACCTTTGCGGCATCGGCTCCGAAGGCCGTCTTTCTCTGCACCGAGGACGGTGCCGGGATCATCGGCGCCGACCGCTTTCCGCTCATCGAGACGTATGACGCGTTCGTGGCGGCCATCGACACGCTGACCAACGAAGATCACGAGTTTCGCACGGTCGTCATCGACAGCCTCGATTGGCTTGAGCCGGTCATCTGGCAGAAGGTCTGCGACGTCCACGGGTTTAAGTCGATTGAAGATCCGGGCTACGGAAAGGGCTACGTGTTCGCGCTCGAACTCTGGCGCGACCTGCTGGGTCGCATAGAGGTTCTGCGCAAGCAGAAGAACATGGCGGTCATAATGATCGCGCACTCTGCGATACGGAAGTACGAGGCGCCCGACCAGGACGCCTACGATCGGTTCGAGTTGAAGCTGCACAAGAAGTCTGCCGACCTCGTTTCTGAGCATTCGGACATTATCGGCTACTGCGACTACCGGACCATGATGAAAGAAAGTGACGCCGGATTTGGCCGCACGCGAACCCGCGCGGTCGGAACTGGCGAGCGGGTACTGCGCACGGGAGCGCAGCCTGCATTTGTCGCGAAGTCCCGTTACCCCATCCCCGTCGAACTGCCGCTC